GAATGAAATTTAGCTACGCTTTCGAGTCTCATGCGCCTTCTCCCTGTACCTGAATCAATGTGAGGTTTCCGCAGAACACTGCGCCAGTATCGATATACATCTGGTTGGCAAATTTGAGTGGTTTCACTGCTGGCGTATGACCAAAGATGAACGTGTCCGCGCCTTTGATTTCTTTCACGATCCCGTCTTGTGAGTTGCTGATTCGTTCGCGGTTCCAGATTACCTGCTGATGATCAACTGGCTTTCCAAACTCGTATTTATCACAAGGATAATCGGCGTGGCAGATGACATATTTTTTCCTTTACTCACCAGTTCGATGATTAACGGAAGTTCATCTGCTTTATGGGCAAGAGCTTTAGCCAGAATTTCTTTGTCGTAATCGAGATTAAAGAACCAGCCACCGCCATTAAGCAGCCAGTGATTGACGTTTCCACGCTCTGATAAGCCATCAATCATCATTTGCTCATGGTTTCCACGTACAGCTCTGAACCAGGGGAATGTGATTAATTCCAGGCATTCTACGTTCTCTGTACCGCGATCAACCAAATCGCCCACCGAGATAAGGAGTCTTTTTTGGTGTCGAATCCTATCGTCTCCAGTTTTTTCATCAGGTTCGTGTAGCATCCGTGCAGATCGCCAACTACCCAAATATTTCGGTATTTGCTGCCATCAATTCTTTCGTAGATATTCATGCAACCTCACTTCTGCTGTTTCGCAGTTTTTTAAGTTTCTGTTGATACTCCGCCTTGATGGCCCTGCACTCTTCGACAGTCCAGCGATAGCGGTTATGGTTTGATTCGATTTCCTCTACTGCTTCCTGCCCGATGCGGCTAATCAGTTCGACGGGATACGGAACGAGATTTCCGCTTTTGTGCTGGTTGCACACCACGCATTGCTTGTGAATATTGCGTTCATCAAATCGGAGTTGAGGTGCCGCAGCAGTTGTCCGGTAATGTCCGGCATCCCACTGAGCAGACGTGAGCGTTCCGCACGAGATACATGGTAAGTCGCGGTCTCTTTCTCTGATGAAGGCGTTTACGGCTTGTTGGGCTTGTTTAATCCAGTAACTGCGGGGCTTTAAGGCGAGTTTTTGAATCTTAAGTTTATCTTTCTGTTTCTGCTCCTCTCGTCGCGTTTCTTCTCTGCTGCCTTTTCTGCCTTTTCCGCTTTTTCGCGTTCTTTGCTTCGTCGTTCGAGTGCTATCTTGGTTCCACACTCTGGAGAGCACCACCACTGATTAGCGAATGCAGGGTGAAACCGATTCCCGACATTCATCGTTTTTACATCGTCTTCGCGCTGGTTTAGCCATCATCTTCTTCCTCGTGCATCGAGCTATTCGAATCGCTCATCAGCTCTGCGCAGCAGTGCTCACACACGTGAACTTCCAGCACATGCAGCTTCTGACCGCAGTTAGCGCACGTTAAAGCTCGCTCGACGCTTTCTTGTTCGTAACTTCGATTTTGGTCAATCACCTTGTTTTCCTCGCACAATGTCTTAGCCACCGGATATCCCACAGGTGAGCCGTGTAGTTGAAGGTTTTTACGTCAGATTCTTTTGGGATTGGCTTGCGTTTATTTCTGGAGCGTTTCGTTGGAAGGTATTTGCAGTTTTCGCAGATGATGTCGGTGAAACTTCGTCGCTGTCGTCTCATGCCGCCCTGTCTCCCCATCGCGCTTTCCATTCGAGAGCCAGTCGCGCTTCGTCTGACCACTTAACGCCACGCTCTGTACCGAATGCCTGTATAAGCTCTAATAGCTCCGCAAATTCGCTTACACGCATCCTGCTGGTTGACTGGCCTATTACCACAAAGCCATTCCCGGCAAGGTTAGGAACAACATCCTGCTGCTTTAATGCTGCGGTAAACACACACTTCCAGCTTTCTGCATCCAGCCAGCGACCATGCCATTCAACCTGACGAGAGACGTCACCTAAGCAGGCCCATAGCTTCCTGTTTTGGTCTAAGCTGCGGTTGCGTTCCTGAATGGTTACTACGATTGGTTTGGTTGGGTCTGGAAGGATTTGCTGTACTGCGTGAATAGCGTTTTGCTGATGTGCTGGAGATCGAATTTCAAAGGTTAGTTTTTTCATGACTTCCCTCTCCCCCAAATAAAAAGGCCTGCGATTACCAGCAGGCCTGTCATTAGCTCAGTGATGTAGATGGTCATCTTTTAACTCCATATACCGCCAATACCCGTTTCATCGCGGCACTCTGGCGACACTCCTTAAAAATCAGGTTCGTGCTCATCTTTCCTTCCCGTTCTTCCCTGGTAGCAAACCGGTAATACACCGTTCGCCAGACCTTACCTTCGATAACCAGAAGACCTGCCCGTGCCATTTTAGCCGCGGCCTGATTTATGCTGGTTACTGTTGCGCCTGTTAACGCGGCAACGTCCGGCGCACAGAAGCTATTATGCGTCCCCAGGTAATGAATAATTGCCTCTTTGCCCGTCATACACTTGCTCCTTTCAGTCCGAACTTAGCTTTAATTTCTGCGATCTTCGCCAGCGCCTGAACACGATTTAGAGGTCTGCCGCCCATGACAGGAAGTTGTTTTACTGGTTCAGGTATCGTCTCACCACGGTTAATTCGCGCTGTCATACAGGTCAGTTCATCGGCAGCCTTACGGCGTAATTCCGCATCAGTAAGCGCATTGGCCCGCATGTTCTGATACAGGTTGGTGACCAGCCAGTAGTGCGCGTTTGATTTCCACGGATAAGACTCCGCATCCGGATACAGGCCACGCTTCCGGCAATACTCGTAAACCATATCAACCAGCTCGCTGACGTTTGGCAGTCCGGCGATAACGGATGCTTCTTCCCGGCACCATGCAACAAACTGCCCGGGTGATGGCAGAAATGGTCGATTCTGCCGACGGGCTACGCGCATTCCTGCGTTAACCTGTTCCATTGTGGTGATCCCGTTTTCCCGGAAAGCCAGAACCCACTGGCGGCGGATTTCGTTCAGTTCGTTCTGGTCACGGTTAGCCAGGCTCGCCGGGAAAGTTGCCAGTAACTGGCTGAACACACCGTTGATGATCTGCGCTACCTGCTGTACCTGCGGCTTTTCGTCGTACTGTTCCGGCATGTTGTTGGCGATCCGACGCATCTGCTCACGGTCAAAGTTAACCATCTGTGCGGCGATGTTTTTCATAGATCCACCCCGTAAATCCAGTCTGTGTTTGTCAGGTCGAGTTTTGGTTTGCTGGCTATCATGCCTGCCTGTTGCTTGTTACGGTTGATTTCGAGCTGGGTCCACTTGTCGCGGAGTTTGGCCGGGCTAAGCACGTTACCGGACCAGAAGTTGTCCTGGCATGCCCAGCGGAACAGTACACACATGTCGCGATGGTTACGTCCGTCACGTTCACGCATCAGGCGGATATCGTTAGCCCACCCAGCAAAATTCGGTTTTCTGGCTGATGGTGCGATAGTCTTCACCATGTCAAACATCCACTCTGCGGCGGTCAGGTCTTCTGCTGTCCCCCACTTGCTGCCGCTCTGAATTGCAGCATCCGGTTTCACCACAGAAAGGTCGTTTTCTGGCTGGTCAGAGGATTCGCCAGAATTCTCTGACGAATAATCTTTTCTTTTTCTTTTGTAATAGTGTCTTTTGTGTCCCCCTGTTTTGAGGGATAGCAATCCCCCAATTTGAGGGATGTTTTATCCCTCGTTTTAGGGGATTTTCCCTCGTTTTGAGGGATACACCATTCTGAGATGTTTTTATTTGGTCCAAACATGCCGCCTTGCTGCTTGATAATATTCATTCTGACGAGTTCTAACTTGGCTTCATTGCACCGTTTGACGGGTAACTTTGTAATCTCGCTAAGTTGAGAATCGGTGATTCTGTCCATTGGTTTATTCCACCCATAGGTTTTACGCAGAATGGCAAGCAGCACTTTAAACTGTCGCTTGGTCAGATCTGCGCCCGAATAAGCCTCAAGCAGCATATTTGATAGTCTGGCGTAACCATCATCGAGATCTGCCACATTACGCTCCTGTCCGGCAAAGTTACCTCTGCCGAAGTTGAGTATTTTGCTGTATTTGTCATAATGACTCCTGTTGATAGATCCAGTAATGACCTCAGAATTCCATCTGGATTTGTTCAGAACGCTCGGTTGCCGCCGGGCGTTTTTTATTGGTGATTTCATCAAGCGCATACTTAAAAGCTCTGCTAATCGGACTGATGTCTGATGCCATGCCAAAAGCACACAAGACCGAAGCTATAAACCTCCAGTCTGTTCTGCTTATCTTCGATTCATGACAGCCAATCATCTTTGCCAGACCGCGCTGAGTAAGCGTTGACAGGTTGATAAGTAAATCTGTTTCTGCGCGATCAACGTCGCGCTGTGATAGTTTGCTGTAATTTGTTTGTTCCATTTCTTAAGATTTCCAATAGTGAATAGTTAGTTGAAAGGTATGCGTGGAAACGCATATGGCCTTAGTTGGTCAGATATCTTGGGGCTCGCTTTTCAGCGACGTAGGACGAATGTCCGTTGTTACAAAGAGCGGCTCCGCTTATTAAGCGGCTTTGTGCTCCGGCGGGAACACGTCATCAAGACTTACTTTTGCGCCTAACTTGTTTAGACACGCAACAAGAGCACGGCATGTTTTAAGGTCTGGGAAGCGACGACCAGATTCCCAATGTCCGATAGCTCCCTGTGTGCATCCAACTGCCTTAGCAAGTGTTGTTTGAGAGATATTCAGTGACTCTCGATATTTTCGTAGGTTGCTCATATGCCCTCCATAGTAACCATGAAGAAAAAATACAATATGTACTTTTTTAATGCAAGCAAAATACACATTGTGCATGGATGGTTGCAATACAGAGCGTAATAATAAGGACATGAAAATGAAATGGTATGAACTGGCTAGATCCAGAATGAAAGAGCTCGGCATAACTCAAGAGAAGTTAGCCGAAGAGCTAGGTATGACGCAGGGTGGAATTGGACACTGGTTGCGCGGATCTCGTCATCCATCTCTTAGTGATATTGGTGTGGTGTTTAAATACCTTGGTATTGATAACATATCATTCAACCACGACGGGACATTTTCACCTGTTGGCGAATACTCATCGGCCCCAGTTAAAAAACAATATGAGTACCCTGTTTTTTCTCATGTTCAGGCTGGGATGTTCTCTCCAGAACTCAGAACCTTTACCAAAGGCGATGCGGAGAGATTGGTAAGCACAACCAAAAAAGCCAGTGACTCTGCATTCTGGCTTGAGGTTGAAGGTAACTCGATGACCGCCCCAACAGGTTCCAAACCTAGTTTTCCTGACGGGATGTTAATTCTGGTTGACCCTGAGCAGGCTGTTGAGCCAGGTGATTTCTGCATAGCCAGACTTGGTGGTGATGAGTTTACCTTCAAGAAACTGATCAGGGATAGCGGTCAGGTGTTTCTACAGCCACTAAACCCGCAATATCCAATGATCCCATGCAATGAGAGTTGTTCCGTTGTGGGGAAAGTTATCGCCAGCCAGTGGCCAGAAGAGACGTTTGGGTAATTTCTCTGTTTGTTTTTTAAGCTATCAATCTCTGGCTTGTGGATAAGTTGGAAGGTATTCGCTGCTAATGTATTGACATTTACAAAATATAGGTATTTTGGGGTTGTCTAAAATTACCTATAGGGTAAACTTCACTTAAGCTCCTACATGAGAGCTTCTGAGGAGAGATAAAATGAAAACCTTACGTTGCATGGCCTACCAGCAGAACGGCGTTTACGTAGCTGCATGTTTAGACCTGTCATTGGCAGCGCAAGCAGATACTATGAAAGAAGCTGTAAACAAACTGGATGAGCAGATTAAAGATTTTTTCACTGAAGCGCTATCAGAGCCGGAATATGCAAAACAACTACTAAGTCGGAAAGCACCTTTATCTATGTGGCTTAAGTATTGGGTAATTGCATTTCAGGTTTTTGTCAGAAAACGAGGTGAAGCAAAACTCTTTGCTGAGCCTTGTGATGCTCATGCTTAGGGTTACATTACATGTTCTTGAAAAAGCTTACTCCTTTGAAATACGACGAGGTAATCAGGGGACTTAAGAACATGGGGTTTGAAATGAAACCTAAAACAGGAACCTCTCACGAACAGTGGGTTCTCAAGAACAGTAAAGGAAAATGGGTGGTTACAGTTGATAAGCATCACGCCCCATTCTCCAGAGATTTAATAAAATCCATGGCTAAGCAAGCTGGACTGAAAGCTCGTCACTTTCATGCGTTATGCAGAGGTGACGCAACGCTTGAGGATATAGGATTCCAAATCATTAGCTAAAACCCGGCCTCAGCGCCGGGTTTTCTTTGCCTCACGATCGCCCCACCTAAAAACACATAACCAATTGTATTTATTTTAAAATTAATAGGTGCAACTCACTAAACAACGCAATTCTGATCTCTCCTTACATCGCCGAGGCGATACACCCACGCTAAAAAACAACACTATTAAATACAAAGTGTTATAAAAAACCACCCCATTTTAGAACAAATCGTATTGACCAAATAAAGTACATATCGTACTATTTAACCGTCAGTAGGACGCTGGAAGCCAAACGGAACAGACTGGCAGGCTCTTTAAACAACGTCGAACTCTCGACTACGTGGCTGAAAAGCCAGATCACCCAACCACATGAGCTGTGGGATGCAATGCCGAAGCAACCGTCTCAGGAGGAGCTTCGAGATTGCATCGCCAAAGTTTATTCGGGAGGAATCTATGTCCAGAAAAACAGAATTTAAAGGCACCGCAGCTTCTCGCCGTAGAGCTCGTCGCGCAAATCTGCAAAGTCAGAAGGCGATCAGCTCCGACAAGCTACACAGGCCAACCCCTTCACGAGTGGTCTTGCAATGCAAGCGCAAACCAGCAATGAGAGCAGAAGTAATAACACTGACAACGCTGACCAGAAAATATGAAGGCTCAACTTGTCTTCCAAACGTAGCTCTTTACGCGGCAGGCTACCGGAAATCCAAACAACTGACAGCAAGATGACTTGTGTTGGTCGCCAGAAAATGAAATTAGGCAGCATACCACTTATTTGAGGTGAGATATGGAAGAAGAATTTGAAGAGTTCGAAGATCATCCTCAGGATGTGATGGAACAATACCAGGACTATCCGTATGACTACGACTATTGATAAGAATCAATGGTGTAGACAATACGAACGACGACAATGATTGCCAGAGAACTTGGTAAACAGAACTACAAGGCTGCCTGATGGTGGCCTTTATTTTTGTCCGTAAATAATTTCATGCTTATTACAATCAAGGTGATATATGGAAGAACAAGCAAACAAGATTCTCGTAGAACTACTGCAAAAAGCCCAGTTAATGGAATAGACGCGGCTGTTTCATTTTAGCCAGGCACAGATTCCTGATGTTGTTCATCAGTTGCTGCTATGGAATATGGTTGACAGTCTGATTAAAACATTAATGGCCATTCTAACAATCCCACTGGTTTTCTGGTTTATGAAGAAGCAGTGCCAAAGAGTTGAGACAGGTAAAATCGGTGATGAAGGATATTCATGGGAGAAAGGAAATCCCAAATACAGGCCGACAATGGTTTGGGATAGCAAAGGTGATATTAATCTTCTTATCATGCCATTGGTTGGAGTTTTGACTCTGTGGGGGATTTTTATTATTGGTGTAGTAACCAATATGACTTGGTTAAAAATTTGGCTGGCCCCAAAGCTTTACCTTATCGAATATGCAGCATCATTGGTTAAGTAATTTCAGGCCGCATAGTCGGCCTTTATTTTTGGTATAAATAACAGAGTAAACACTGCACTGTGTATTCATTCCAACGAGTGAATACACGGAGCAATGTCGCTCGTAACTAAACAGGAGCCGACTTGTTCTGATTATTGGAAATCTTCTTTGCCCTCCAGTGTGAGGGCGATTTTTTATCTATGAGGATATGAACAGATGTCAAACATCAAAAAATACATCATTGATTACGACTGGAAAGCATCAATAGAAATTGAAATTGACCATGACGTAATGACAGAGGAAAAACTTCACCAGATTAATAATTTCTGGTCAGACTCTGAATACCGACTCAATAAACACGGCTCTGTATTAAATGCTGTATTAATCATGCTGGCGCAACATGCTCTGCTTATAGCAATTTCAAGCGACTTAAATGCATATGGTGTTGTGTGTGAGTTCGACTGGAATGATGGAAATGGTCAGGAAGGATGGCCTCCAATGGATGGTAGTGAAGGAATAAGAATTACCGATATCGATACATCAGGAATATTTGATTCAGATGATATGACTATCAAGGCCGCCTGAGCGCGGCGTTACCGCATACCAATTACGCTTCACTCGAGGCGTTTTTCGTTATGTATAAATAAGGAGCACACCATGCAATATGCCATTGCAGGGTGGCCTGTTGCTGGCTGCCCTTCCGAATCTTTACTTGAACGAATCACCCGTAAATTACATGACGGATGGAAACGCCTTATCGACATACTTAATCAGCCAGGAGTCCCAAAAAATGGATCAAACAATTATGGCTATCCAGACTAAATTCACTATCGCCACTTTTATTGGCGATGAAAAGATGTTTCGTGAGGCCGTCGACGCTTATAAAAAATGGATATTAATACTGAAACTGAGATCAAGCAAAAGCATTCACTAACCCCCTTTCCTGTTTTCCTAATCAGCCTGGCATTTCGCGGGCGATATTTTCACAGCCATTTTCAGGAGTTCAGCCATGAACGCTTATTACATTCAGGATCGTCTTGAGGCTCAGAGCTGGGCGCGTCACTACCAGCAGATCGCCCGTGAAGAGAAAGAGGCAGAACTGGCAGACGACATGGAAAAAGGCCTGCCCCAGCACCTGTTTGAATCGCTATGCATCGATCATTTGCAACGCCACGGGGCCAGCAAAAAAGCCATTACCCGTGCGTTTGATGACGATGTTGAGTTTCAGGAGCGCATGGCAGAACACATCCGGTACATGGTTGAAACCATTGCTCACACCAGGTTGATATTGATTCAGAGGTATAAAACGGATGAGTACAGCACTCGCAACGCTGGCAGGGAAGCTGGCTGAACGTGTCGGCATGGATTCTGTCGACCCACAGGAACTGATCACCACTCTTCGCCAGACGGCATTTAAAGGTGATGCCAGCGATGCGCAGTTCATCGCATTGTTGATCGTCGCCAACCAGTACGGCCTTAATCCGTGGACGAAAGAAATTTACGCCTTCCCTGATAAGCAGAACGGCATCGTTCCGGTGGTGGGCGTTGATGGCTGGTCCCGCATCATCAATGAAAACCAGCAGTTTGATGGCATGGACTTTGAGCAGGACAATGAATCCTGTACATGCCGGATTTACCGCAAGGACCGTAATCATCCGATCTGCGTTACCGAATGGATGGATGAATGCCGCCGCGAACCATTCAAAACTCGCGAAGGCAGAGGAATCACGGGGCCGTGGCAGTCGCATCCCAAACGGATGTTACGGCATAAAGCCATGATTCAGTGTGCCCGTCTCGCCTTCGGATTTGCTGGTATCTATGACAAGGATGAAGCCGAGCGCATTGTCGAAAATACCGCATACACTGCAGAACGTCAGCCGGAACGCGACATCACTCCGGTTAACGATGAAACCATGCAGGAGATTAACACTCTGCTGATTGCCCTGGACAAAACATGGGATGACGACTTATTGCCGCTCTGTTCCCAGATATTTCGCCGCGACATTCGCGCATCGTCAGAACTGACACAGGCCGAAGCAGTGAAAGCTCTTGGATTCCTGAAACAGAAAGCCTCTGAACAGAAGGTGGCTGCATGACACCGGACATTATCCTGCAGCGTACCGGGATCGACGTGAGAGCTGTCGAACAGGGGGATGATGCGTGGCACAAATTACGGCTCGGCGTCATTACAGCTTCAGAAGTTCACAACGTGATAGCAAAACCCCGATCCGGAAAGAAATGGCCTGACATGAAAATGTCCTACTTCCACACCCTGCTTGCTGAGGTTTGCACCGGTGTGGCTCCGGAAGTTAATGCTAAGGCGCTGGCCTGGGGAAAACAGTACGAGAACGACGCCAGAACCCTGTTTGAATTCACTTCCGGCGTGAATGTTACTGAATCCCCGATCATCTATCGCGACGAAAGTATGCGCACCGCCTGCTCTCCCGATGGTTTATGCAGTGACGGCAATGGCCTTGAGCTGAAATGCCCGTTTACCTCCCGGGATTTCATGAAGTTCCGGCTCGGTGGTTTCGAGGCCATAAAGTCGGCTTACATGGCCCAGGTGCAGTACAACATGTGGGTGACGCGAAAAGATGCCTGGTACTTTGCCAACTATGACCCGCGTATGAAGCGTGAAGGCCTGCATTATGTCGTGGTTGAGCGGGATGAAAAGTACATGGCGAGTTTTGACGAGATGGTGCCGGAGTTCATCGAAAAAATGGACGAGGCACTGGCTGAAATTGGTTTTGTATTTGGGGAGCAA